AATGTCTGCCAATTGGAACTTTAATTCCCGAAAGTTTGTGTTAAGCTCTACTAACTTAGAGAGCTCCTCTTTTTTTATTTTTTTCATTTTATTAAATTTATTATGCAAATATACTAATTATAATGATCTATACCAAGTAGTATTAGAATGGTTATACTGAAAACATATTGGAGTAGCAACACTTGATGGACTCAATGAACTAGGTGCACCAACAAATGTAGCACCACTAGATATAAATGTTGTTACAAGTCTTTCTACCGTGGACATTACTGTGTACTTTATACCATTTAAGTTAGAATTTGCGGCTGGAAAAGTTATTGCAAAACTAGCTCCAGTCGTACCAGTAAAATATGTGTTTGTGCTAGTAATTGTGGTAGATGTTAGTGCATTTGTTGTAACAACTGAAGGATTAACATCTACTATACCACTGTATATTAAGTCAAAGACTGATTGAACAGTAAAATTAAATGTCTCTCCCGTACTGTCTGACCCAATTAATGTAGTACTTGTTGTTGGCGTTGAATTGTTATAGCTATTTATTTTCATTTTCCTTGTCCTTTATATTTTTTTTTATAATTCTTTGATGTCTTTAATTGTGATGTCTTGCTCTTAGCGTGAACGCCAGGTCGACTGATAAATCGAACTATTCTTTTGCTGGACTCTAATTGCTTTTTCATTATTACAAAGTTACATTTTTTTTTGTTACTCTTTTATCTCAAAGTGCATCCAGTCATAATTCTTTTCTACCCCTAAAGATATAAAGCCATGCTTGTAGAAAATATCTATCATCTGCTTGTATTCAGGTCTAGCAAATCTTGCTGTCTTTGATGACTCCTTAAGTAAGTTTCTAGCAGGGTCTAAGTCAATGGCTATTCCCCATGAATGCATAGACAAAGCATTTCCTCCCCTCATCTTCCTGTAGTTAAAACAGCCACCAAATAAGTCTATTCCTAACTCCTTAATCTTATCGTATCCATAGGTAGTTAGTAGTTCATTAAATACAGCTGTAAAATTATCAGCTACTAACTTATGGCACATCATAGAATTTACCGAGCTATCTAAGTCCCAAGCTATACGCATTGGATATGGTAACTTTATCTTAACCAAGTAACCTGCCCCTGTTACATTAGCTGTACCATATTTTTTTGTTACCTGTTGTGTTGTCATTTCAGTTTATTTATATCGTCCTTTATTTCCTTTGCTCTGGCAAATAGAAGTTTAGCACTTTGCCATAGGTCCAGCTGGTGGACTTGCTTCCATGACTCATTGATCGACATCACCTCGATACTAGATAATACTAGTGCAACTACCTTAGTCAACATAAATGGTACACTGAAAAAAGTAAGGATGATATCATTTAGAATAAATCTATCAATTAAGAAAAACATTATTACCGTTAATTCGTATAATGCTAACTTACTTATAATGGCAGATAGTCTTCTAGATGTAATCTTCTCTCCTAGCTTCTTAGCCTTCCAAATCCCTGCAACAGTATCAAAAATAATCAATACTCCAATCATCAAAAGTATCCCTGATATCGGTAAAAAGAATGCAAGGCATATAGATATAAGTGTCAAAATTTCTTGTTTTATAGATAGTATTAATAAAGATAACTGTGTTTTCATAATAAATAAAGTTTAATCAGCTTGTAACCAAAATATACAAGTAGTATTATAAATAGTATTACACCTAACACAGCAAAGAAATTAACCCACCACGGTATGTACTTAATTTTCTCTGGCTTTAAAGTTTTGGTAACAACTTTGGTATGGTAAACATCATTACCCTTAATCGTCCTATATATTGTTTGGACTTTAGCCTTAGATGTGTATATGTTGTTTTGTAGTTTTGTTTGTAGACTTATTAGCTTGCCGTCCTTGTCTCTAAGGTCTCCGTTTAGTTGAGATATTACATTTCCTAATGAGTCACAATAAAGTGTATCCATTAGCGTTATTGTTTCACCTGGGATTGTTATGGTTGTATCTTTAAGCTGGATTACAGTTACTGTACTATCTTTTTGTACACACAACGGGCAATACTTTGCCAATCTTTTTTCTAAAGAACATGACGACAATAATAAAAGTAATATAACTAAGTATTTCATGTTATAGAGCTGTTATGTAAGTATTCCACGCTGCTACAAAAGCAGTATTCTCAGCTACCATACTTGCACCTGCAGCATAAGCTGCTACAGTGTGGTCAGCATAATCTGTACCATTTCTTAATATCAATAGATTGTTTATTGTGCCTTGAGATACAGCTGTTCTACTTGCTGAGGTAGTGCCATTGAATAGAGTAACATCAGTAGCACTTGTTCTATGTATAGACTTTGGATTTACTGTAGTAGTATATTGAAAAGTAGATGATAATGGTACTGCACCATTTTGATTAATCTTATGGTCAGTACTATTGTTTAGTAGCATCCTATTTCTACTACCACTTCCGATAGAGCCATCCATAGGACCTGCAAGATAAAAAGCATAAGGAAAGAAATACCTAGATGCATCGTCTTGTCTATAGTTTTCTCCCATAGTGCCTGGTTCAAACCCTGTATCAATATATGCAGGGATAGAGGAATCTCCTATAAATCCTTGAGTAGTATTAAAACTACAATCAATGTTAGTGACTTCAGTTAATCTCTTCCAATCTACTAATGCATTGCCATCACCACTACCTCTAAATACACAAAGCACATCTAATTTATCCCATACTCCTGCAGCTTTAATAGCTAACATAAATTGATTCTGTAGGATAGACTTAGGTTTAGCAGTATCTTCATAATAGTAATACACCTGACCATAGTCATAGTCAAAGACATAGATAGCATCACTAGGAGCAGGAGTGCTAGAGCCACCTGCATTGATAGCTGTTACTTCACAGCTTACATCTGTATCTACATCAGCAGCAGTTAATGTATATTGATTAAGAGTTTCTCCACTTATAGGAGTTGCATCTCTATACCATTGGTAAGTGAATGATGTAGGGCTGTTATCCCAAGTACCATCATCTGTAGTTACAGTCTCTCCCTCATATCTATATACATAACTTAAACCAGGAGCTTGAGTATTAACAGGTGCAGGAGGTGGGCCTGATATCCCTGACCCTTTTACAGCTATATTTATACCTATTTGTATCATTTACCAAAGGGCTAAAATATTTGTAGCTGTTGTGTTTGTACTATAAACTCTAACAACCTGAATAGGAACAAATGTTCCAGCAGCAACGCTAGACAATGTAACATCGTTACCACCAGCAGTAAGAACCCTTACATCTCCTGCCCCACCTACATAAAGGACACAAGGCCACGCTGAAGTATTTGGTGATGCAGTATTGTCTCCAGGGTATGGTATGTTTACCGTATTGCTTGGTGTAACAGCCGCTGCTACACTAGTTTGTAATTTTAAATTTGCCATGTCTATTTATTTTTTAGTACTTTTTCCATTTGCCCCATTTCGAGCTCTGTTTATCGATGGGCTTTCCTTTACAAAGGTACCATTTTTTTTCTTACTTACATCAGGGCCGCCCTTTCCGTCAATACCAAGCTTCCTACGCTCCTTCACGTGTTCTGATCGGTACTTAATCTGCTCTTCCTTCTTGTTTAGTTCTCTCTGGTACTCCCTATGCTTCTCCGCTGCCTTCGGGTTCTTCTCGTAGTACTTCGATGTTTTGCTCTGTCCCATAAAATATTTTGTTTATTAGTAAATCTGGATTATTTAACATTTCCTGTCGCTGCTTACAGCCACAGTCTTCCCCGACTAGCTTGTCTAGACCAGTCGCCTTCGTTATTGAGGCAATCGTGTCACCAAGCCCCTTGTTTTTTAGTATTAACATATATCTTTTATTTATAAAACATTACATAAACCATTCTTCCAGCTGCCCATCCGATATTCGGGTACTTGCTGTGAAAGTAATTGCATGGGTAACACACTGCCCTATTAATCTTATATCCAACTACAGACTGTAAGTCCCACTTTGACAAATCATTTGAGTCATTTAAAAGCATTCCGTCAAAATCTTCAAATGATACCCCATCGTGTAGGCTATCACCAAACTCTCTGTGGCTCCAAAATGCGGTGCCATGTAGTCCACTCATTTTACTGGGTGAAATATTTAGGACAAGTGCCCTAGTTGGTCTTTCACCATTTATTATAGAGTCAGCGTGGATTCTCCAGTCGGTATCTAACTCATCTGTAGCCACCCTAAAAAAACTGAGTACAGACCTTCTTTCTACACCCTCTATCGAACTAACCCTGTCAAGGACAATCTTGTTAAACTCTGGAGTGCTAAATTGTACCCAAAAACTTTTGTCTCCAACAACTACCTCCTCAAAATCATTCTCTAATAACTTATTGTAAGTTGATATATACGTTAAGTCATCTAAGAAATTATCAACTATGTTTATCATCCCTTAATCCATTTTTTGCTAGGGCTCTTTGTGTCACTTGGTGACCACTTTACCTTGTCTGCCCAATATGCAGCACTCATCTTACCCTTAGCAATATTCTTTGCATGACGGCTCTTAAACGCCTCACGCTGACCAGCCGTCTGATTGGTCTTTACTCCCTGCTGACCAAAACGAATGAGCTTTACCTCGTCACCCGACTTAGCAACCACGATATGGCTCTTGGTTGGGTGACTTGGTGTCTTCTTAGGCTTATTAAAACCTTCGACTCCAGCTCGCTCTAATCGAGAGTCTTTCATTTTTTATTTATTTTTTTATCTTTTACAACTCTTCTAACAGGTTGTCCCTTATCGTTCATTCTAGTTCTTGACATACTTGTTCCGCCTCCAGGCATATTAAACCTCTCAGTCTCAACAGTTCCGCCAGAAATAGTAGGTCTAACAGTTAGTGTACCAGGTACCTCTTGTCCGTCAAATTCTCTAGAAATACCGTAACGTTTCTTGTTAAATATATCAATAGCCGAATTCTTCATTGGCATATTGTCTTTTTCTTCTAAATTAATTATACGGTTCTCAAGGTTCACTGCTCTTCCTGATAATCCTTCTGCATATGGATTCATTAACTCATCGTCATTTACCTTTTTGTAGCCTGACTCTATTTTTTGTTGTCTCATAAGAAAATTTAATTTATCAATAGCCGAATTTTTTATTGGCATTGCATCCTTCTCTTCTTGAGAAAATCCTTTTGACTCTCCGTTTTTTCTCATTTTTTCATCTTCTTCATGGCAGCCTTCATTCCGTACTCCATGATCATCTCTTTTTTACCTTCCTTCTTCTCGTGTTTAGCCTTAGCCATTTTAGAAGGATACTTCTCGCCAGTCTTTTTTTCAACCATTTTTGTTTTCATTTTTTGTTTTTTAAAGGTTTATTTTTATATCTTTGATACTATAATGCAAATATAATCAAAATGATTCAAAGAAGAGTAAGAAAACAAAAAAAAGAAATCGTAGTTAGGTCAGAGGTTAAACATGACTTCCTCAAGAATTGGGGACTGGTACGAAAGTTTACAATGTACGAGTACGACATAAAAAAGGTAAACGACCTTGAGATGATACTCTACCTCTATGGTGAGCACCTATTCAACAGAACGACATTTAGAGAGTACGCCAACTTCATGCCATGGGACAAGGACAGATTTAATAGGCTGTATAGATATGGATTCATATCAAAGTGGAGGACAAAGGGATTTGGTGAGGCTGAACTATTCGAGCTGTCACCAATGGCTAAAAAGATGGTGTCTGGGATGCATAAAAAGCTGCTCGGTATAGACATGTTCCCTGAGACAAACCTACGGATCTATAATCAGACAGCCACCTTTTCACAAAAAACAGTGGCTATAGCCGTCAAAAGATTTAACAATAAACTTAAAGAACGCAAACAACGTCCTTCTCCTGAATCACCGACATCCTTTGGTCGCCTATAAGCACATCGTGACCAGATACCTTGTCAAATAGTATAACGTCACCACTAGATATTCCATCTATATTAACACCAGTCTCAATGACCGTTGCCTTGTGGTAACGCATGTCCTTGGAGTCGTCACCGCTGAGTATTAATCCACTCTTGGATTCTCTCTGCTCAAATACCCTCTCTATTAATATAAATCTATTTAGAACCTTCATAGTCTCTTATGTTTGTTATTATTGCGTCAGTACTCATTATTGTGGTTGCAACAGATACCGCATTCATCAATGCATTTCTTGTCACCTTAGTTGGGTCAATAATACCCATACCGATCATGTCACCGTAACACTCGTTCTTCACGTCATACCCGATATTTCTACCGATTGGCATTTCAGATAAAATTAGTTCAGGATTCTTTCCAGAGTTTAATACGATCTGCTTGAATGGAGACGCAACAGCGTTTAACATTATCTTTTCAGCCGTAGTACTTACATCTGGAAACTCAAGGTCAAATGCATCTATCAATGCAATCCCTCCTCCAGGAAGTATTCCGTCCTCTAGTGCAGCCTTTACAGCACACACAGCATCGTCAATACGGTCCTTCTTTTCTTTTTGCTCAATGTCGCTAAGTGCACCAACATATATGATACCAATTCCACCAGACATGTTTGCGATTCTCTCGTTTATAAAGTTTACCTCGTTAACATCTGTAGTCTCAGCAATTGATTCCTTTAACACCTGAATGTTCTTGTCTATCGCATCAGTCATAGCTGGTAACGGCATAAATAAGGTCATGTCCTTGTTGACAATAACCCTAGAAGCACGACCAAGGTCCTCAACCTCAATAACAGATAGATCGTCACCAGTGTCCTCAGAGAAGTATGTTCCACCCAACGAAACAGATAAGTCAAATAATAAATCCTTGCTCCTGTATCCAAATGATGGTGGGATTATGTTGCAGGCCTTTATCTTGCCCTGTGCAACGTTCAAGTTTAACGTGTTTAGTGCAGACGCACTAAGCTGACCTATAATTAGTAACGACTTATTAGATGATATAACATGAGCGATAACCTTCTCTATGTTTAGTATGTTGGATATCTCGTGGTCCGTGATCAGTACATACGGATTGTCAAGTACACACTCCTGCTTCTTTTGATCAGTGATGAAGTACTTAGAAGAGAACCCCCGATCTATCTTCATTCCACTGATTATCTCTACGTGTGTGCTTGGAGTCTGACTGTTCTCGACAGTAACAACGTTAACCTTTCCAAATGTGTCAGCGATCATCTTGCCAACCTCCCTGTCGTTATTCGCAGAGATGGTGGCAACGTCAAGTAGCTTCTTTCCACTTAATTTCTTGGACATCTTGCTCAACCTTGAGCAAATTTTAGTCGTTATCTCAGATATCTCACGTATCACCTCTGTAATATTGTCGGCACTGTCGATAATATTGTCAGCGTTGTCAATTATAGACTCAGCCAACACAATTGCCGTTGTGGTTCCGTCTCCAGCAACAACAGCAGTGCGATCAGCCGCCTGTCGCATCATCATTACAGCTAAATTTTCAGTGGGATCGTACAGATTGATAGACCTAGCGACAGTTACACCGTCCTTTGTGACAGTTATGCCGCCAATGTGGTTCTCGGACTCTATTAGTACCGTCCTGCCTCTTGCACCCATCGTGCTCTTGACCGCCCCAGCAATCTTCTTGATGCCAGACTTTAGTTTTTTTT